CGGTGGAGGCGGAGGCGCTTGCTGCGATGGTTTCAAACTCAGCATCGGGGAAAGCTGTTTGATCTGCTCGTCCACAATGCCATCGCTTTCCGGATGGACACCGACCGTGCCAGCGAGTTTGAGGATTTCGACGTTCTGTTTGGCTTCCCGATCCTTGGCTCGGTTCTGAGCGTCGGACACAACCTTGATGGCGTTGATCTTGTTGGCGTTCTCTTTGATGTCGAGCTCTTTGAGCTTGATCAGCATCTCAGGAGATGGCTGCGGAGGTGCTGCGGGCTGCGGGGCCGCAAGCAACTGCTGCGGGTTGTCCACGTCCATCATCTCGAGGCAGTACTGCTCCACTGCCACCTGGTTATAGAGCGGGTTGTTCTGCGCCATCATGCGGATGGCCTGCGCTTTCATCAAACGATGCGTGTGAGACGGGACGTTCGGGTCGGCTTTCGGAACGATGTCGCAGCGATCAAGGGCCTGCATGAACAAGGCCACGTCTTTCTGTAGGGCCGGACGTTTATTGCCGCGCCAGAGCGATTCCGGGTCTTCCTTGAACAGTTCGCACAGGAGCTTGAACTCTTCTGCCTGTGCTGCGTGCAAAGCCTTATGAACGGCGCCTTCGATCTTGGTTGCCTGCTCGATCAGGGCGAGCGTCGTTCCAACCGGAGCGTCCTGCTTGCCTTCGCCAACTGGAGTGTCTGCCGTTCCGCCAACACGCTGGGCGACCTCGCGGATTTGCTGGATCAAGGCCATATGCCCCGGACCCGCTTCCTTGTATGGAAGCGGCATTGCAACTTGCTGGATCGGCTTACCGTTTGTCTCAAGTCCCTGACCGCCACCCGGAGGGATTCGGAACTCGTTCGTCATCTGCCGGGCATCCGACTTGGAAAAGATGAAGCCCGGAAAGTTCGCAAACATGCCGGCGTCGATCGCTTCTCGCGTCAGCGCCGTCAGGGCATTCGTGAGATTGCCGAGAATATGCAGCAGGCCAATGCCATAGAACCCGAGCCCTGTTGCATACGGGAAGGCGACAAACGGGATTTTGGATTGATAGTCTTCGTCGTCCTCGGCCCAGTTGCGGCGGATCTCGAGGATCTGGCGGGAGTCCTTCTCGATCGTCACGCGGTAAGGCAGAGGAAGACCCGTATCCTCTCCGCTCTTGTCCTTATGCTCGAAGCCTTCGAGGTCCAGTTCGCAGTAGCACTCATAAACCGTGTAGGGCTGATCCTGCGGACGTTCGGACTTGGCCGAGAGACCTTGAACGCGAGCGATCTTGCGCTGCAACTCGTTGGGATCAGCAATGGGGTCGGAGAGAAGATCCACGTTCTTGTAGACACCCAAAATCTGCATGCGCTTCATAGTCGAGCGCTTCATGGAGATTTGGTGCGTAATGCGTTGGGCTGACTTCAGGTCGGTGATTGCATCCGACACAATGAGATCCGAGGCATCAACGGTTTCAGAGACCGGTCGACGCTTGATCGGATCGCGGTAAACCTTCTTGAACGCTAAGCCAGAGAATCCGGTCCAGAAGTACATGCGGCGGGAGTCGGGATAGTATTCCGTTGCCGTGGTCGTGAGGTAGAAGTTCAGGTCTTTCTCGAGCTTGTCGGCCAACAGATCGGACTGAATGTCCCCTTCTCCGTAATCGACGACCTTGACCGGGCCAGCCGCAGGAAGCATTTCGCCCTGAGCATTGGCTTGGAACCTGAGAACGGCTTCCAGCATCACCGGATCACGAACAACCGACATGCCTTCCAGAGGAGCCGATGATGCGCCGACGCCTGACTTCGGGTCTTCCAGTTTGATACCCAACATATCGATGCCGCGGGCGCGGGCGTTCAGCCATTCCGCCCGGCTCTGGTCGTCAGCCGAAATACCGTCCAGAAGTTCCTCTGCGACGCGACCAAGAACAGAGGAACTGAGTGCAGCGGCAAGGTTGGCGTCGTGGCTGGATGTATCAACGGTCGGATCAACGGCCGGCTCAAAGTCAACGACAACGCCGCCGTCCTCAGTCGGAATAGTGATGGCGCCCATGTCGTCCGGGACTGGCGGCAATGCCAGCGGATCATCCATTTGAATGTTGACGGCGACGTCATCAGACGCAGCTTTCCGGCCCCTCCGCTTTCGAGAAGGGTTGGACAATCCAGATTTTGCCATGAGTTAGTGGACCTTTGTGAGCGGCGCTTTGATTGCGCCGGTCTCAACGAGTGAAATCAATTCATCGAGCAGCCAAAGCATCGAGTTGAGATGGTCCTGAACGCCGGCGATCATCGCTTCATTCGGCATGGCGCCTGTTGCAAGGCAAGAGATAGCCTTCGCGTTGAGGTCCAGAAGGTTGGCGATCTCGGACGCTTCAGGCTTATCCATCAGTTCACCTGATCTGCCGGAGCTTCGCCGTTCTTCTCGGCATCCGCCTGCGCTTTCGCGCGTGCTGCTTCGGCAAGATCAACAAGGCTTTCTGCGCACTGGTACATCCGGCCGACATGGGTTCTGATGCCTTCCGGAGAGATACCGCCTCGAGAAGCATCCGGTGGGTTACCGATGTAGTTGCTCAACTGGCGGGACAGAGAGTCCAGCAATGCCAGGAGGATTTCATGGGGAGGAGCAGGAAGTGCGTTCTTGGTGTCAGACATTGAGGTTTCCTTAGAGGGAGTTTCGGAACTCATGTGGGATACAAAGCCTGAGGCTTGCCGCTCTTGTGACGGCCTAGCTCTCGATCGATAGCGGCGCGTTCATCACGGCGAACCGCCAATCCTAACTCGCGGATATGTGTCAGTGCTTGCGTCGAGGAATCAACCAAGTCGTCTGTAGCTCCCTTGGGAAAAGAAGCGAATTCATCCACTAGTTGCTGCCCCCACTCGCGGTATTGTCCGTCCGAATAGGTTGGCAGGAAGATTTGTTGATCCGCGAACATCGGTACAACCGCGTGACAGCGGGTAACTTTGTCCAATCCCTTCGGGTCAACGAGCTGGACGCTCCAGCCTTGACCTGAGTGCAAGCGCCGGATTTCCTGTGCCACCGATAGGCCCGATGCCTTGCTTTCGATCAGCAGCTTGTGAACCCTAAACCGCTTGCAAGAGTACGCCACCCATTCGCACAAACCCCAAGACGGCTGAGCGCGACGGATATATTTCGCCTCAGCCTCTCCCGGTTCGCGATCGACATGCGGACCGTGAAGCTCGAGCCTCTTGCGCCAGGCGTTCAGACAGATGATCCGGGAATGTCCCTTCTCATCGTACCAAACGCCCCAGACTGTGAACCCAGACGGGTCGTTCTCGGACTTGGCAGTATAGGCGGGGTCAAGAGAGGCAACGACATACTGGCACTGCGGAACTTTGCCGTCATCGGTAACGTAATCCTGCCAGTATTCCCGCTTGATGATGGCGCCGCCGCGAATTTCTGGGCGCTGCTGCCACTGTCCAGCCCATTCGTAAGGATTGCGCTTGAACGGCGCCAATTCCTTTTTGCCGAAGCGTTCGGGCCAGAGAAGTTCACCATCCTCTTGGCGCGGATCCGTCCATCCGAGAACCGTGGTGCAGCGCCGATCGGATTCGAATTCGGCTGGCAGCCACAAATGAACGTGCTCGCCGTCGTCAAGAAGGTGCTCGCTCAAGTCCTGATGATTGAGCCGCTGCATGATCACGACTTCTGCCGTGTGCTTCGGGTCTGTCATGCGGGACTTTAGGACGCCGTCATATTTGCGAATGACGCCTTCGCGCTTGACTTCGCTTTCCGCTTCGTCGGCTTTATGCGGATCGTCGATGATCTTGATATCGCCACCGCGTCCCGTAACTGTACCGTCGAACGAGGCTGAAATCCGTGTTCCGCCAGCCGTCGTGTCGAACTTGGACTTGGCTTCTTGGTCTCCGGTAAGTTGAACTCGCTTTCCC